AGACACAGTTAGCCGAAACGTTGAGCATCTTGAAATAATGGTTGCCAAAGACTATTGGACAACAGAAGACCTTGCACCATTTAATAAGGCAATTGCAGATGCCTTAGACGTTTAAGGATGGACTCAAACACGCTAAAACGACTATGCAACGTCCTGACCCGATGATTCCCAGCAAGCCTGGAGCGGAAGACCAAGAGGCAATGCGGAACAGATCCGCGTGGATCGAAGCCCTCTACAAGTACGAAGGCCGTGATGACAAGGATCATCCAATGCACGGTCTTTATACAGGGTTGGCAAAAAAGCATTACAACACAATGAGCATTAATGGCTAAGCCAAAAGGTTCTGCTGAGGTTGATTTCATCAAGGCAAAACCTAAGAAAACCCGTCAGGGCAATGGGAAGCATTCCAAACCGTCCCATGGAAGGAAGCCACTTAGGGGTCAAGGCAAGTAAACTTTGAGTGGTTTTGCTTAGTTTGATGATCAAGTCTTTATCTTGCGCTGCTGGTGCTCTTGCCTTTGGAGCGTCTGCGGCTGTTGCTGGCCCTTATGCAAACGTTGAGGCGAATGCTGGCTGGGTCGGTTCTGATTACTCAGGCAACGTAACTGACCTGCATTTGGGTTTTGAGCACAGCGAAGGCCCTTACAGCGTTTATGTGCAGGGAGGCCCGGCGCTGGTCTCTGTTGATGGCATGGATTCTGAGCTGGAATTTTCCGGCAAGCTGGGCGGTTCTGTTCAAGCATCCGACAAGGTTTCTGTTTATGCAGAGATTGCCGGTATTACTGGCGACTTGAACAACAGCTACGGCGGCAAGCTTGGTGCTAAGTGGGCTTTCTGATCTATAGTCAGAAAGACTGAGTGTCGGGCTTGGTCAGACGATGGAGAGTTCCCCTAGTAGTCTCACACTGCTAGGGGTTTTTCATGCAAAAGGTTTTTAACGCACTTGCCGTCCTGTCATTTGCAATGTCTGGAGCGTTGGTCGGCACAAGCTTTTACGCTGTCAGCAAGCTGCCAGAACTGAAACAACAAGCAATAAATGAAGCTAAAGCTCTTGTCGGTGAATTAGTGTCTGGAGCGGTGACAGATGCAATGCCTGGGCAAGTCAAAGAGATGATCCCGGTGTTGCCAACTGAAACCGGTCCTGCTTTGCCCTTTTAATGTCAGATCTGATCAACTCTCCAGACCATTACAACCAAGGCCGTGTTGAAGTCATTGAGGTGATTGAGGATGCCGTTCAGGACGCTGACGACGTTGTAAGCGGTTATTTACTTGGCCAGACACTCAAGTATCTGCTGAGGATGTGGCATAAGGGCAATGCGCTCCAGGATGCAGGCAAGGCCAGTTGGTATTTGGATCGTTTGATCGCTAGGTTGCAGGGGAATGCCTGAGATTCGCACTATTGGGATCAACGACATTCGGAGCTGGGACGGACCTGCTCCTTTGTCGGTGCCAACCGCTCCACCGGTAACGGTAAATATTGGCGTCCCAATTGTGGACCTGCCAGGTTTTAATCCAATGGACTACAGGCCGGAGGAGCTAGTTTTTGATCCAGTTGCCCCGACTCCAAAACCCTCGACGCCAGAGGTAAAACCTCCAACGCCAGCCACGCCGAATCTTCCCAAACCGAAAGCGGCAATTGACGAGGATCCTAGGTGCCCTCCTTTGAGAGCCAAAGAGGTCGGAACGCTTGTTCAAGGTGGTAACAAAAGAATTTCGGGCTATGAGATTCAACAGGACGGTAAATGCGTCGTCCTATATGAATCGATTCCATTGCCTGAACAAGTTATAGCAGCTGTTCCATCGTTGCCTCAGGTAACAACGGTAGGAGTTACCGCAATTGTTGGTGTTTCCGCTGGTCTTGCTACGCCGCTTTTGCTGAAAGCGGTAAAACCTACGGTAAAGAAGACGGCGAAGAAGTTTCAGGCGTTGTTGGGGCGTATGGATTCACCTGTATCGGTTTCGGAGAGGAGGGCTGCTCAGAGGTTGTTACGGAAATAGCGTGTTTATGTTGCAGAATCTGACCGGGTTTTGGCCTGATGATTACGTCAGCGCACACTCTGTAATAGGGAGATTTTGGATGGAAGTTAATTCCTTTAAGCTTTAGTTCGCCGCAGTTTTTAAGCCTTGCGATTTCGTATTCAAGTCTTCGCGTAGCGACTGTTTGTTGATGCAGTTTGATGTTGGCATCAGCCATTGCTTTGCATCGTGCTTGTAGACCACCATCCAAGGGGATGGTTACTTGCATCGAAAGTCCGCCACTCCAGTTATGCGAATCTTTCTGCCCCGTTCGCGTTGGCATTGCATATAGGACGGATCCAGGATTATCGAGTATCCCGTTGTCATCCAGATCAGAAAGATCGTATACAGGATCGCTGTAATAACCCTCAAACGGAAGCTGCCAAGATTTGGATCTATTGACATAAGGAGTGACCGTCAATGTTGGACCTTGGCATTGAATGCCATTGCCATAAGAGTTGGTCAGGTGCTGGGACGGTGCAATCATCACCGCTTGATTCGTAACGCTTCCTGAGCTGGTTGCTGTTGGAGCGGCAGTAGCTGAGACGCCACCAATCGTTTCCGCGTTTGCTGGAGCGGCTAGGACTATTGCGAGAAGGTAGAGATAGTGTCGGTGATTTGATTTATTTCGGTAACGCGCTGAATTGTTGTCACGTTCGACAGACCTGGACCTGAATAGGTTTCGACAAATTGAAACGACTGACCAGGGTCGGCAATTGACCAACTGGGCTTGTTGTTTACGTCGAGAGCTGACCATCCGTTAACCGTTGTTGTTCCTGGTGTAAGGCTTGCGCCATTTACAGGCTCAATATTGGTGCCACTGACAGAGTATTGCCAACCTGTCTCGTAAGACTCGCTGACAATTGTTTCAGTGACGTTACTGGTTGTTTCTGTGTGTGTCGTCATTGAGCCAGTTGAGAAATTGGGCACAACTGGCACAGCAACTGCTGGTTTAGCAAAAAGCAGGATATCTCCAACTAAGCTAAAAAGCAGCAAGAGCAGAACTCTCATCAATCAATGCTCAGTTCAGTAACAATTTGACCGATAGCAGATGTTCCAGCGCCACCAGCAGTCAAGGTCAAAACATGGTCAGAGGCAATCGTCCCAGCCAAGGAACCAGCGTCACCACCAGAGGTCGTCGTCGTTTGGCCAAGTATGGGAAGTGATAGGACTGCTCCAGCTGATACGGACGTTGCGGAGGGGGTGGCATCACCTTCTAGAAATGATTCCGTGAAGGAGAAAGCATCACCAGCTGTTGTGATGCTGTAGTCAGCAGCGGTGTAACCAACGCCAGAACCGGGAGTCAAAGTGCTAAGGCCACCAGCGGTGTCAAGGTTGATGTTGGAGCCCGAGATGGCGTAGCTACTGCCAATCCGTTCTGAGATTGATCCAGCCCCATCAACTTGAAGCTGCACAGAGCTTTGGATTTTATGCGTCATATCAGCATGGGCTGCTGAAGCGAATGAAAGCGCAACCGCTAAGAGGGCAAACCGTTTCATTTTTGTGGAGTGCTGGTAGATGTTTCAACTTTAGGTGGTTGCTTCTTTTGTTGATTAGCGGATTTACGTTCAATGCCAAAAGAAGCCATTGCACCAGTCAAAAGGCTTGCCACGAACGTATTGTCCATTTTCATCTGAGGGAAGAACCCCAAATATGAAACCGTTAGCAGTGTTGCGCTCCAGAGAAGGACAGCGCATTTAACAAGGTCTGCGATTGAAACGCCTTCCTTGTCTTCCTGATTATCTTGTGGATCTGCCATGATTAGTCGAAGCGTTTGGTCGAGCGGTGGTCGAAGTTTTAGCTGCTGTCGCTGGGGCGTCCATCGGTGTTGGCGGTCTGGCGATTGCGGGCGCTAGCCGTCAAAGCCAAACAGGTCGTGATTCGTTGGTAAGACTGACTTCAGCTGTTGATAATTTAGCCACTAGGATGGACGTTCTCCACACTGACCTCAGGCTGAGGGATCAGGAGATTTTTGCGAGGATTAGCGAGCTGGAGCGGTCAGTTGCAAGGCTTGAGGGTCATAGCGACCGGAACTAGACTTTGACCAATAGCCAGAATCACCGTGCTGTTTCTAGTCCGTCCAATCTTGTTTTCGTTCTTGAAGAGCAAAGCTGTCAAGATTTTGGTTCTTGACTTGCTTGAGGCTTACGCCAAGAGCACAGACAACACGATTGACGATCAAGTCTGTGAGTATGTGAGCAAGAATCTGTTCCCTCAAGGCAGGGTCGAGAAATGAAAACGGAGCCCGCTTGGGTCTTGGTCAGCGGGTTTTTTATTTTGGGAACGTTAACTGCTGTCGTTGTTGGGGGCGGTGGTTTCTTTTTTCTATCCGGTTACCATGCAGGTGCCGCATCTCAACGTTCAAGCTGTCCTAAACCGGCGTTGAGCAGATGAACCGCTTTTTCATGGTGCTTACTCTGCTGCCGTTCTTCACGCATTTCAAGCCGGGAGATCCCCATCAGTTGGCCGCCATCAAAGAGTTTGAGGATGCGTTACCTGAAGAGCTGCTGAGAGAGGATGCCGCTTGGTTCGAGGCTTGGAAGGCTAGCGGAATAGCTCAGCAAACTCATGTGCCTTACTTTCACCAGCTAGACAACAAAAGTGGCCGGGGCTATAGGGAATGTTTTAGCTCTTCTGCTGCGATGGTTGCTGCCTTTTATGGAAAGGTAAAGACTGATGATGAATACAACAGGACCAGGGAACGGTTTGGTGATACAACCAGTATTGATGCTCAGATTCGTGCGTTGAGAGGCTTGGGTTTACATGCAGAATTTAGGCAAGACGGTGACGGGAGTTTGCTTGAGGCCGAGTTAGCGGCAGGTCGTCCGGTGATGGTGGGTTGGCTTCATCACGGTGACATGAGTAGAGGCGAACCACCGATGTGCAACAGCTATGGCTGTGGTCATTGGAGCGTCATTGTTGGTTTTGATAAAGACGATTGGATTATGCACGACCCAAGGGGCACCCCCGACATAGAAAGAGGTGGCCACTCAAGTCAATATGGCGGCAAAAACGTCAAGGTGTCACGGCAAGCATTTAGACAGCGTTGGGAGGTTGAAGGCTCTGGAACGGGCTGGGTGATCCTGGTTGATGATGAGTAAGCTGACGTTTTAATTGGCTTATATGGCGGTTCTGTGCGATTGGGAGATCAGGTCTCTTTGCGATAGCCATCAACTGGTTTGGCCTTTCGCTCCAGAGCTATTGAATCCAGCGAGCTTGGATCTTCGCCTTGGCGGTCGTTTGATGATCGAGGTTTCTGATCGGCGTGAGTTAATTGAAATTGATATATCGGACAGGACAGAAGAGGATCCTTACTATTTAGCGCCTAGTGAATTTGTACTAGCCGAAACAATTGAGACGTTTAATCTGCCTGACGACATCTCGGCTCAGTTCGTCTTGAAGTCAAGCCGCGCCAGAGAAGGATTGAATCATTTACTGGCGGGGTGGTGCGATCCAGGTTGGCACGGAAGCAAGCTGACGCTTGAGTTGACCAATGAACGCCGGTATCACGGTTTGCATCTGTATCCCAATCTGAAGATTGGCCAGATGGTCTTCCATCGCATGAGCAACGTTCCAGACATCAGCTATGCGGTAACAGGCAATTACAACAACCATTTACGGGTCATGCCGTCTGTTGCTGCCTGATGGGTCTTTATTGGTTGTGGTCATATCTGATTGCTTTCTGGTCAACGGTTGTTGTCAATTGCGCCAAGCCGGTGAATTGGGACAATTGTTGGCCGCCACAGGAGTGGCTAGTTCCTACGTTCCATGACTACATTCGAGCTAGGCGTCCTTACTCTGAGGAACGCAAAATCTTGGAGTCGGTGGAGCGCATTAATGGACGACATGCAGTGGATGATCGCTGAGTTGACGCTCCATGAAGAGCTGATGATGGAGCGATCCATCCGGTCTCTCGATAGCACTGAAGACGTTGATCAGGTTAAAGGCTTATGTGCTGCATTGATTCGTCAAAGTTTCCACCAGCGCAAGCTGCTGAGCCAAGCGGTTAGCAGGATTGCAGAGATGGACGCTCAGCTTGCTTGTTTGGAGTAAAAACGCAACGCCTGCTCATAAAGCCAAAACGCTTGCCAGTCTTGAGCGTGATAACGGGTCATTCCGTTACACGTAATTTCCCAGACCCATTGGCCATTCTTTGACACGCGCTTGAGGGTGGGTTCAGACATCTCCTCAAGTTAGGTCGAAGAGTGGGGACTTACACGAAGCGGTCAACAGGCTTCCACCCCCGCCAGTCCTTTCGGCCCTGGCCCGCTTGATGCCCCAATTATCAGAAATCTATATTGTTATTTGCCTCCGGCTTGCGTGGCTTCTGGTCGCTAATGGCAAGCAACAGATAGTCATTGCCAGCTTTGCTCACCCTAGGGCGAAGGCCAGCCCGTAGTTGAACGCATTCCTGGCCCTTGTCGTTTTCAGTTTTTGGAGCTTCTTTGATCCATGCAAAGAGCTTGCGAAGCTCATCAACAGGAACCTCAGAAGATGCCCAATAAGCTCCTTCTGTTTTCTGGTCTTTGTTGCAGTTAAACCAGAGAGTGAAAGCGTCTTGTGGAAAATCGGCCATGTTATTTACCTGTGAAAAAGCGAGAGATGATGATTTTGAGGGCTTGATTGGTGTTGTAGTCGCGCTGCCTCATGAAGTCGCGAAGTTTGTCGCCTAGGCTTTCGTCAAGACGAACTTGAAACAAGTTGTGAACACGTTTGTCGTCTTGCTCAGCTTGTCGTTGAAAGCGGGTTTTTGGTTTGTTGTCTTTAGACATTGACGGCAAACTTGATTAAGTTGGCATTCATCCAGTCTTGGTGCTTTTTACTCGTAAGAGCAGGAGCTACTTTAGCATCGGGCTTTAAATTAAAGTCCCGTCGAAAGCTTTCACAAAAGGACGCAAGACCCTCCGGCGTTAGCTCTTTAATCAGGCCAAGGCAGAGATTGCGATCGTTTTCAGAAAGAGGCTGATCGCCATCGCTTACGCCCTCAACTTTTGCGGCAGGTTTAGCGGTTGGAGTTGATTCTCCACGGTGAGGGTTCTCAACTTCTTCGCGTGCCCATAGCTGCCAAGCGAGGCCAAACTGTGCAGCGGCTGCGGTACACAGGCATCTTCTGTGAGAGTCCGTAAGGTCTCGTGCACTGACTTTTTCATAAGCAACCGCATTGTTGCGGTTATCCATGATTGCCTGAGGAAAGTCAGGCGTTCGTTCACCATTAGGGCCGGTGAAGTAGCCAACAACATAAGCCGTACCGTTTGGGGCTTTCCACGCATGACTAGCGTCAGCGTAGTGAGCAAGGCAGAATTGCCAGCCTGGAGCGTGTTCATGCAACAGGTGCATAGTGCGGCACCAGTTCACGTAATCGGCCTTGTAACTGCCTGTTCCTTTTTGGCTTACATCATCGGTTGTGATGACATTGCCAAGATTAGGGAAGGGCTGTGACGGTGATGATGGCGCAGGGTTGTTCATGTCGGGTGGTAAAACGTCGGTGAGCATAGAGGCTTACAAATTGGGAATCGTCGTTGACAACATTTGCAGTATCGAGGCTGTCAAAGACAGCACGGCAAAGCTTGTCTAAATCTCCAATCCTTTTAGCGCAGTGAGCAGGGGCTGATGGTTTTAATTCACCGTTTGCTTTGTAATGGGATTTTGGCCGATCAAAAGCAAAGGTGATTGATGCAGTCATTGGCCTATCCATTATGGCATACCAGTCATCAGGTAACGACTCTTGCGCGGCTAAAGCAACAGTTTGTCGCCACGGCTTGCAACGTTTTGAAGACTCCAAAAGGATGCCTCTGCCAACGTGTCGCTTGCTGCCTTGAGGGGCTGGCTTGCCAAGCACTACAAAGGTAAAACTGGTGAGACTGGGCAAGATTTCGCAAGGCTAGAAGTCAAACAATAAAGCTTGCTTTGAGTCGGAGATTTTTTCCGGCAAAGACCAAAGGTGCTCGTTCTTGCCGTAAACGCCTTTTACCGTTTCTTGAGTTTTGACAATCATTTCGTCATCAGTGAGGTTTGTCATTGCTCTGCGAATTGACGTGATTGGCCATTTCTCGTTAAGAGCCTTGTAGACCATTGAAGGGCTCAAAGGCTCATTGAAGAGAAGGAAGAGGTCATAGATGACAATCTCTTGCCTTTTTGCTTTTCGCGAAGAGTCGGCAGACTGTTCAGAGTTTTCTTTGTTCGTGTTGTAGAAAGACACAACTACTTAAGAGCCTCGCAAGCTTTCTGGATGCCAGCGTTGCAATCTCGCTGGGTCATGTCATCAAGAGTCGAAGTCATGCTGTACCAAGCAGCGCCTGAAAGCAGGGCTGCAAATAGAACGCTGACGACAGGAGCCAAGAAGCTGGGCTTTTGTGATTGGTAAGAAGTCATTTTGTTGAAGTGGTGAGCGGTCTCCGCTCGTGCAGAAATAATGGCATACCATCAATTGATTGTCAACGCTTCTTCTGTTTCTTCTTTGGCTTTTGGTATGGATCGGCCTTGATGATCTCGACCGTTTCCTTGTATCCAGGCGGCTCTTCGATCTGCCCTTGCTTCAAGATCTCGGTCCAGTTCATTCAGAAGTCAGGTTGCAGCGCATCAAAGCGGGTCAAGGCTCCACGCCATGCCTCAAGGCATTCGTCAGGCTCTTGCTCAATCACCTTGCATTTCTCAGGGCCAGATACCACCGTGACGCACTGACTGACGTAAAGCTTGGGATGGTGCTGATTAATCATGGTCAGATAGCCACCAAGCTGCTCGGTTGCCGCCTTACGGCTTGAAACGGCGTTTTTCCTTGAAACGGTTTTCAAGTCTCCCAAGATCAGAAACGTTGGGTCGTCGGCGTAGCTGATCAAAAAGTCAAGCGTTCCGCCAATTGAATGGGAGCTGTTGCGAATACATAAGGAATACTCGCTAGCCATCAGGTTGACGTTCTTGAACAGATCGTCCTCAAGCAGCGTCTCGACCCACGGTGACCATTTGTCGTCATAGATCTGCGGCTCGCCTCTCAAATGCTTATCAAGGCAATTGTGAATGGTTTGGCCTCGAACAGCCCAGCCATCAGGGCCGTGCTTGTACTTTTCAAACCCAGCACGTTGCTGTGGCGTGATGTCTACGCCCGTGACAGCAGAAACGGAGTGAGCCAGCCATTCGCCCTTGTAAGAGTAGAGATGGCGCTTGCTGTCAAAGGACAGTTCAGGGATTGGATCTAGCATGGTGACTTGCGTGCTCGGTCAATATGCACCATATTCAGGCGTGAATCAACCCCAGAACATGCCAGAAGCAGATTTGTTCCAAGATGTCCGCGTGCAGATTGATCCAAGGGTCATCGCTGAGGTGGACAGAAAGAAGCCCATTGGTGTCTCCCGCACTGGTTGGGTCAACCTTCTTCTCCAGCGTGCCATTGCCCAAGAGCCTGAGCCTCTGGCCCGTGACTGATCTAAATCAAGAACAGCGAGCCTATGACCTGCTTCAGTGGGTGCCTTACAGCCTGCCTGGCTTCTTTGACGATGACTTAGCGGTCATCGGTCATTACACAGAAATTCAAGCCCAAAAGTCAGATGCAGCCCTTAAGGCTTGGGATGATGATCATCCTTTCGTCAGCAGCTCTGAGCTGACAGCGTTCAAAGAGTTAGAGCGCTTAGGCGTCTACTCAGATTCAGATTTCTATTCCCCTTTAAAAGCAAAAGATGGAGCCTATTCCGAACAGCTCAAAACCCGCGCTTCAAGAGTCATTAACAGCTCTAGCCCTCCACGCCGAGAAAGTAATCCAGGCGGAGAGGGAACGGGACTGGATGCCTCTCATGCGAAACAAAGCTTTCGAGCTAGGCGCCCACGACGACGCACGCGATCCTGAACTCCAAGCGTATTTAGACGCAGCAGAACGCAGGCTTCACAAAGGCAAGGTTTACCGCGCAGGCGAAAAGCTACAGGCCACTGAGTCGGTCTTCCTGCTTGACGGCATGATCAAGCTGGGCGAATCAAACGTGATTATCGGTCAGCCCAAGGTGGGAAAGAGTTCATTCTCGACGGGTTTGATTGCAGCTCTACGCGACAAGCAACCGCAATTCCTTGGCCGTGATCTGTCCATCCCTGGCGAGCGGATGCCCGTTTTGGTTTTCGGCACTGATCAAAGCGAAGGCGATTGGCTGCACTTGTTGCACCGGGAAGAGCTTGTTGCAGAAGATCAAACACTGAAAAGTGATTCGATTGATTTCTTTTGCTCGATGGAGACAGGCGAACAGTACAACTTCACAAAAGACGGTCTAAGGCGGATGAGAGAGGAAATCGAGAAACATCAATTTCCGTTGGTGATTATTGATTCGCTCAGCTCAATGATGGAGCCGACCGGCATTGAGGAAAATACAAGCCGTTACGCCCAACCGATCAGATCTGCAATCAGTCAGCTGCGAAAAACCGGGGCCACTCTTCTGGTCATCCATCACTCAGTCAAACGGCCAAACACTTGGGATTGGATCACCGAATGTAGAGGCAGCAGCTCTATCAGTTCTGTCTTTTCTTGGG